ATTGGGACTGGGATAATGAAAATGATAATTGGTCATTAGTAAAAGCAGGTCTTTGTATATACCCACCCGGCTCTAGAAATTATCATATACCTATAGAAGAGTTTCAGGATTCGCAAATGAGATATAAAACATATAGTGATATCGAAGGATTATATAATTTCATTACTCATATGGCCGCATTAGCAAATATTTTTGAAACATACAATATTAAGTATTATTATTGGAATGCATTGGGTATACCCGTTAAATACTTTCCTGACAACTTAAAAACGTATGCATTCAAGTTTAATTGGATCAACATAAAACATAATGATTGGTATTATGAAAGAATCAGTAAGGAAGACAATCATCCTAACGAATACGGACATAGACGAATAGCACAATATATTTTTAAAGAAATACAGAGTTTGAACAATGGATTATTATGAAGATATTATACAACAGGTAGAACAGAGAGATCAATGGTCTAATGTAGAATTAGCAATTGGTCTTGATATACCTAGAGATAAATTAATTATTATTCCTCCTCATATACCTTATTTTGGTGAACATTTTGAGGGAACAATTGTTGCCACTCAGAGATATGTTAAAGACCAGTTAGACACAAAGGGTTGGAATAAGTTTATAGTATTTGATTTACGTGATGAATCATTTGCGACTGGCTACATGAGAGTTATTGACAAAGTAATAAAGCCATTAATCATTGATTGGAATTTTCCAATACACAACCTTATATTTGTAACTGCCGCCGCCAATGTAAGTTATAACCGAAAGGTATACTTTAAATATTGTGCAATAATGAATTATCTGCCGATACCCTTGTGCTTTACAAACACATTTGAAGCATCACCTGCAAAAGAAAAAAATCAAATTGAAGTTTTTCATTCAACTGAACCTCATCGTAGAAAGAAAATACTATGCTTGAATATGCAACCCAGAGCGCATAGATTAGTAACAGTGTCAGAATTAGTTAATCGTGGTCTTAGAGATATAGCATATTTGTCATTTGTAAAACCCCAAGAAGATATTTTATCTAATCTATATGAAATGAAAGTATTTTTTCCTAACTTAGAAGAAAGAGTTACACAGGGAATCAATAGCATCGCAGATGAGTTTCCATTAAATCTTACATTGAATTCTAACACTGATAACATGCATATTCTTAATGAAAGCGATTTGGCACTATATAAAAACTCGTTGTTTAGTTTGGTTAATGAAACATTATTCCATCACAATGTAGATTACGTTAGTGAATTTTCTCCGCGAGGTGGTCTTAATGACATTCCCGGTAGAATTCATTGCTTTCCATCTACATTTCACACAGAAAAGACATGGAAAACTATTAGAGCAAAGCATCCATTTATAATTACCTCAGTTCCAAATACACTTAAAGGTCTACATGAATTGGGATATAAAACGTTTCATCCCTATATTGACGAATCTTATGATACAATTGAAGATGATGAAACTAGAGTAATGGCTATTATGGATGAGGTTGAACGTTTGTGTAATATGACTGATGACGAAACACGTGAATGGTTAGCCAATGTTCAACCAATATGTAAGTTTAACTACGATCTACTACGAACCAAAAAACTAGAATTTAATAGACTATAATTACTCACTATAAATATTCACATATAATAAGGCGTATAAATGATTAAAGTTGCAATGATAGGTGTGGGTAAATTGGGTGAACCCTGCGCTACAGTTATGTCCAAACACTATGATGTAGTTGGATACGATACACAGGAAAGAAGTCCCTCATTCCCAATGAAGCCTTCTATTAAAGAAGCAGTAGAAGATAGAGATTTTATCTTTATTGCGGCGCCGACTCCACATGATGCTATCTACGGTGGAGAAACACCTACTAGTCATTTGCCAAATAGAGATTTTGACTATTCAACTACTGCACAGATTCTAAAAGAAGTTAACAAATACGTAACACAAAAACAATTAGTTATTTTAATTAGTACCGTATTGCCGGGAACAGTACGCAACAGTCTACGCAAATATATTAGTAATGGTCGATTCATATACAATCCATATCTAATTGCAATGGGTACTGTTGCTTGGGACTTTGTTAATCCCGAAATGGTTATTATTGGAACTGAAGATGGCTCTATCACAGGTGACGCTAAAGAGTTGATTGACTTTTATAAGCCCATGATGAAAAATGACCCTAGATATGAAGTGGGCACCTGGGATGAAGCAGAGTCCATTAAGATATTCTATAATACATTCATTAGCACAAAGATTGCATTAGTTAATATGATTCAAGACGTTGCTGAAACTAATGGCAACATCAATGTAGACGTAGTAACTAATGCACTTGCAAAGAGTGACTATCGTATTACGGGTCCTGCATACATGAAAGCCGGCATGGGCGATGCTGGCGCCTGTCACCCACGTGACAACATTGCATTACGTTTTCTAGCAGAACGATTAGACTTGGGTTATGATCTATTTGATAGTATCATGACCGCACGTGAAATGCAAGCAAAAAGATTAGCACAGAAATGTTTATCACTTGGTAAACGTGTTACAATTGTAGGTAAAGCATATAAGCCAAATGTGCCATATATAAACGGAAGTTACTCGTTATTAGTTGGACATTATGTTAAAGAGTTAGGTGGTGAAGTCAATTACTATGACATTCATACCGGTGACACTGATTTAAGAACTAATTCAACAGATGTATACCTAATTGGTTACTGGGAAAAGTATGTAGAAGAATTACGTTTCCCTGATAATTCAATTGTTATTGATCCGTGGAGACAATTCAATAAATCAAATCATAATGGAACTGTAATTCATTATGGTAATACACGACCTGAAGTTACTACAACTAACGATGAGGTTGTAGTAACTAAACGTGAGCAACATGAAACTAGATTAAACGCTGTTAATACAGATAATATTTGGTTAGGTGATGACATTGCTACTGCACGATTGAAAGGTGGAATCTTTCTTAAGTATCCACGTAAATTAGACGGTGGCGGACTTAACTTTAAAGATGATTTATTAGACGTTGTTCGCAAGACAGGAAAATATTCATATAGTAGAGGATATGAATGGTGTGCTGGCTTCGGTGCATTAGGATATGAGTTATTGGGTATGGGTGTATGCAATCATATTGTATTCAGTGACATGTATAAAGAAGCAATTGATAATTGTTTAGATACAGCAAATGCAAATAGTTTAGCCAAATATGTAACTGGTTATCACTGTGATAAAATTAGTGATATTCCAAAATCTGAAAAATGGGATTTGGTTGTATCTAATCCTCCCCACTGTTTAGATTTAACAGAGTTTGAAGCCAGTTTGAAAACTATGGGTAATACTAATCAGCAAAACATCGAAAATTCTGCTAGATTATGTGTTGACCAAGACTTTAAGATTCATGAAGAATTTTTTAAAAACATTGGTAAACATCTCACACACGATGCAGACATTTATCTTATCGAATGCCAATATATGGAAAGCGAAATACATATGGCAAGTTTATATGGATTAAAGTTTATGGGCAAATATGAGATGAAAAACAAAACTATGCCTCAGGGCGTCATATTACATTTTAAACCCTAAATTTAATTAGACTCCTGCAGTTTTCTCTAAATATAGTAGACACGGGAGTTACCATTGGATTTTACACTACGTTCTTTAGCAGTTGATGAACTTAAACCTAAAGAGAGACCTACAGAAGATATTTCAGACGCACGCCATCGTTCAATGATGGAGGCGATTGCACCCTATGCCAAACAAACTGTACAAAAGAACTTAACACCAGTATACGTTGACTACAAGACACGTAATACTAAAATGGTTCTAGTTCTATGCCCTGAGTGGTCTCCCTATATGCCCCCATTTAGTCTTGCACGATTATCAGGGGTCGCTAAGAGTTCAGGCTATGAAACACATATCATGGACTTGAACGTTAAAGCATATAACGCTTTTAGAGATGATTGGTGGCCTAATCGCAAACTACCTTTTAGACTATGGGATCCTTCAAGTTCATGGCACTGGCTAGGTGATACGTACATGAATGACATTCACCCTGTACTAGAACCTATTCTATCTGAAGCAGTAGATCAGATCATTGAGATGAACCCTGAAGTCGTTGGCTTCAGTGTTTATTATATCAGTGAAGAACCTACTAAGTGGATGTGTCAAGAAATTAAAAGACGTAATCCAAAGATTCGTATTGCAGTAGGTGGTCCAAACGTTCACAAGAGTTGGTTTAAAATTGAACCCTACTATGACTATGTTGTAATTGGAGAGGGTGAACAAAATCTATTAGTAATGCTTGATGAAATCGAGTCTGGTTTCCGTAGTCCCGAACCTCGTATTTTATCACAACCCGAAGACGAACGAATTAACATCAATGGTTTGCCAATGCCGGACTATGAAAGTCTTGACTTCTCACTATATGAAGTTCCCAATGGAGTTAACAGTGAAATTAGTCGAGGCTGTACTGCTAAATGTACGTTCTGTGAAGAAACACACTTTTGGAAGTATCGTCAACGTCAAGCAGTTGACTTGATTGATGAAGTAGAGTGGCTTTACTATAACAAAGGCACCGATATCATTTGGTTCATTGATAGTCTTATCAATGGTAACGTAAAAGAATTACGTGCATTTGCCAAAGCACTTGTTGCTAAAGACTTGAAAGTTCGTTGGACAGGCTATGCTCGTTGCGATGGTCGTATGGACTTAGAATATCTACAAGACTTAGCCGACGGTGGCTGTATTATGTTTAACTTTGGTTGCGAGTCAGGATCACAAAAAGTACTTGACGATATGCACAAAGGTGTTACTATTCGTGAGATGGAACAAAACTTTATTGACTGCAAGAAAGTAGGCATTTGGTGCGCAACTAACTGGATCGTTGGCTTCCCTACAGAAGACTTCCAAGACTATAGTGACACTATGACATTCTTATGGCGTATGCGTAATAACAATATCAATAACGCAGGGCTTGGTGTAGGATATGGTTTGGGTCCAGAAACAATTGTTGGACAGAATCCTCATGCATACAACGTAAGTTGGCACAAGTATCAAGGTCACTGGATCTCAAATGACTTTAAGATTGGCGGCCCGCATGTTATGACACGTGTTAAAACAATTCATATGTTCTTAGATTTCTTTAAGGGAGTAACAGAAGTTCCTGTAAGTTATCCTGTACGTAGTGAATTAGCACAACGTCACTATGACATTAGATTGAATCATCCTGCGATTCAAAAAGAATTACACTATGAAGATTTTGATTACAATATTATTAAGCCTGATCTTAATCCTTTTGCTGATACGCTTGTTAATGAGATGTGGCCATTCTTTAGAAACTTATGGAGAGCCAGAGGAGGCTATACAGCAGAAGTACGATTCCACCCAGACTTGGACTTAAAAGAGTTCGGTACTCAATATGGTCCGGGCCAGTACTGGGCAACCTATAAGTTTAAGATCACTGATGAAGGTCAGTGGGAAGCGGACTTTGATATTAAGTTTAAGCAAGTTGATAACCCATATGATGACAGACTTCCTCCTCCAGAGGGTCGTAAGGGTCCTTTCTATGCACAAGACTATTCACGTATTCAAGCAAACACTGCTAAACGTGCTAGAAAAATGGCTAAGACTACATGGGACAGCGAAGAAGGTCGTAGTGGACAAGACTTTAGTGACTTGTTAGAAGAAGAATTAGAACTAAACGCTACTATTGACTTCTCTTTTGATTATCATTATAAGGGAACTGGCGACTGGAGTAATTACATGGATCACGTAGTTACACTAGAAGAAAAAGAACTTAAGCGTGATAAGTCTAGAGATTTAGCAATGCCTGAAAAGGAAGCAGATACTCAAGCAAAGAAAGTAAAAAGTTCTGTAGTAAGTATTTCACTTGATAGTATTGTTAAAAAGAAACCTGTGCCCTTGTTACCATGAAGTCAGTTAAAGAATTTGAAGTATTGATTGCTAATTACTACGGGGCAAAATATGCTGTAGCAGTTGATTGCTGTACACATGCAATTGAACTATGTTTACGAGTTTATAAACCTCATAGTTCTGTTAATTGCCCGCGCCACACTTATCTAAGTGTTCCCATGACATTTGAGAAATTAAATTTGCCATGGGAATTCTTTGACGTACACTGGAAAGATTATTACTATATTGGTAATACTAATATTATCGACGCCGCAGTATATTGGAAACGTAATGGATATATTCCAGGATCAATGATGTGTTTAAGTTTTCAGTATAGAAAACATTTAAACTTAAATCGAGGTGGAATGATTCTACTTGACAATGAAGAACAATATGAGTTGTTACGTAGAATGCGTTATGATGGTCGTACTGATGATAAGCCTTGGGCTGAACAAGATGTTGAAACAATGGGCTATCATTATTATATGACACCCGAAACAGCACAATTAGGATTACAACGTTTCCAAGAAGTGGTTGACGTTAAGCCCCGCCGCTGGACATATAAAGATTACCCAGACTTAAGATCAATGAGTGTATTTAAATGACATACTATCTAAATGAAAGTGAATGGATGAATTCAACCAACATTCCTGAAGGTATGAATTTAGATATGTTGAACGGTTCAAATAGATTAAACACATTGTTAATTCCTGCTATTAGAAATTCAGTGTATGACAAAATTGTAATTGACTTAGGATGTGGAACAGGCATATTAGGATTAAACGCAATCAAATATGGTGCAAAGTTTGTATACTTTGTTGAACGTGATCCGCATATGTTTCGTATCTTAGAAAACGTTATTAACAAGAAACTAGAATCAACACAGTATAAACTAATCAACAAAGATATCGAAGAATTGTTGATTGAAGACTTTGATATGGGTATTCCTGATATCACTATCAGTGAGTTTTATGGCCCCAGACTATTTGATGAGGGCTATGTTAATTACACTAAGCATATTCGTTCATTGTTTCCCGAATGTTATTTTATTCCGGAAACATTTAAAGTTGACTTTTATCTAAACAGTATTGACTATAAAGAACCTATTTGGCCAACAGAGAACGATTTGATTGACCATTTTAAGTTTATGTACAAGGAAAAGGGCTTTGCTAAGTATATCCATACTGCACAAAATCTTTGCGTAGGGTCAATTGAATTCAATGCAAACACACAAACATTCAACAACAATATGGAATTTACATTTAATGGTACAACAGAATTATTATTAATTGGAGTCGCCAATATCAAACATAATACGTTGCATCAATCTTACACTACATTTGGTTGGCTATTAGACGAATCTGATACTGGTAAAAAGTTTCGTGTTTATTATGACATTGATAATTACTTTAACCCCAGAAAAATAGAAATATGACGTATAGTAGAAATGAATGGGACACACTAAAGAAAGTAATTGTAGGTCGTGCTGACGATGCAAAGATTCCTTTATTGGATCCAAGTTTACGCCTAATTAATTACGCTGACAGACGTTATACATATAACATTCCAACTGGCCCTTATCCAAAGCAAGTTATTGCAGAAGCAAACGAAGACTTAGAGACTCTTGTAAATTTTTTGCAGGGTGAAAGTGTAGAGGTACTACGACCAAACGTTAAAGAAATTCCTAACTACTACAACTATTGCCCACGTGATACTATAATGGCATATGATGACAAAATCATTTCACCTCCAATGGCACTACGTGCTAGACGCAACGAGTGGATGGCATATCACGGTGTTGTAGATATAATTCATTTAATGGGTAGACCTACTGGAAACGACTTATACAATAGTCAATGCTTAGGCAACCCTGACATACTAGCATTGAATGATACAGAGCCTTGCTTTGATGCCGCAAATGTATTACGTAGTAATGATGATTTGTATTATCTTGTAAGTAACACAGGCAACAAAAAGGGTGCAGAACTATTACAAAGTTATTACCCTAACTCTACTGTACACACAATTGAAGGGGTTTACAGTTATATTCATATTGACAGCACGATTGCATTATTGCGTGAGGGTCTAATGTTATTGAACCCATCACGTGTTAAGTCGGTAGAACAATTGCCTAAACCGTTGAGAAACTGGGATGTTATTTGGGCACCCGAGCCAGTAGACATTGGACATTATCCAGGCTACTGTAATGCAAGCACATGGGTCAGTATCAATTTATTGTCAGTGAATCCAAACTTAGTTGTATTAGAAGAACATCAACATAATCTTAGAACAGAGTTAGAGAAACACAATATTGAATGTGCCATGCTACCTATGCGTCACGCACGTACACTGGGAGGATGCTTTCATTGCGTAACAGTTGACCTAAAGCGAGAATGAAATGTTGTCAACGAATGATCTCTATAAAGAAGTACATTGGTTTAATTTTCCTAATCTAAAAACTAAACCACATAGTGATCAACATTATAGTATCAACAAAGTAATACATCAGATAAACAAAACAACACCTATTATTATCTTTATGTTGAATAATAGTTTAAAAGAACTACACCATTTAATACATGATGATGTTGATTATCTAAACGATACCGGAATAGATATCTACTTGTATGAACCTATTATTAGTTACTACAAAGGTAAACACAAGAAAACTCCACAATTCTATCACGAATATATTGGTAATGAAGATGTTAATCTAAATCGTTCAAAAGAACTTGACAGCATTAGTTTATACGCTACCCGAAACAATCTAACTAATATCACAGTACATACCTGTGACTATGATATTGAAAAATATTACCCACACTATAGTAATTTAAAATTAGTTTGCGATGACTTGTTTCTCAAGACTAGTATAACTATGCCAGTGCTAGATACAACCGAATATAAGATAGAACGTAAGTTTCTATCATTAAACTGGAGATATGCTACTCATAGACATATCATAGCGGCATATTTGCAGAATTACCCTAGTTATGTTAGTTGGCAATTTAAATGTGACTTTGAAACATTTAGTAAAAATCTATGGTTTAATATAGAAGACTATAGGGTAGATTACCTCAAGCAATATCGCAAACTAAGTTTGGGAACAATATTACTAGATAAGAAGTCGCCGCTTAACTTAGATCATTCTGTCAAACAACCTATACAAATTAATAAATGGGACGGTGCATATACTATTCCATTGAATTATCATACTATGTCTAACCGTTCAAGCACTGGTATAATAGCATCATTGTATAATAAATCTTTTATTTCTGTGGTAAATGAAACTAGATTTGCACAGCCAACTGCAAATTACTCTGAGAAGATCCTACAAACAATATTTCTTAAGCATCCGTTTATATTAGTTGCACCTCCATATACACTGAAATATATGCGAGAAACTGGACTAAAAACATTTAGTGACTTTTGGGATGAAAGTTATGACGAAGAACCAATACACAGTGTACGAATGGCTAAGATATTAAAGTTGATTGACTATATTGGTAGTAAGTCACTTGAAGAACTCGAAGAATTGAGATCGGAAATCGAACCCATTTTAAAGTATAATCTAGCACTATTGAAACAAACGTATCATACTTTTAATTTGTCAATAGTAAGTAATCCCATTAAATAAAGATATGAATAATGAACGAGTAACACGGGGACATTTGGGCAAATTATGGGGAGATGACTTTAAATACCTACCCTATAAAAAACAACCTATAACTAACCATGAGATAGAAACATGGAGAAATATGGGCTATGACTATGTTAAAAGTTTTACTGGTAGCATGTATGATAATAGAAACCCTATGCCCCAGTGGATAAAGGACATTGAGGGTGCGTTTGGATTGTTTAATCAATCATATACATTCTATAAAATGACCACACTTGAAATTATGCCAATACATAGTGATCATTACAGAACTTACTGCAAACTAAATGAAGTTGATTCCAACGAAGTATATAGAGTTATTTTAATGCTTGAAGATTGGAAGCCCGGCCATTATTTTGAATTAGATGGTGTTGGATACACTAATTGGAAAGCAGGTGATTGGTTTAAATGGCATAACGATACTCCCCATGCGGCCGCAAACATTGGGGTAGAAGACAGATATACATTACAAGTTACTGGACAAAACATTTACTCTGGGCAAATGAATTCTTTGCTTTGTGTTAACGTACCTAACGTTGATACTAAACAATCATCACATCTGTTTTTCAAATATAGTATTGTTCCTAAAATTGAAGATAATCTAACCCGTGCATTTATGGTGTATATGGATAACTCTAGTATCAAACAACTAGATGATATCACGCATGATATAAACGGAAAAGACATATTGAATAAAAATGGTTTGCATATTTATTTGTATGAACCATTGTGCAGTTATCTTAATGGGGCCAAAGTGAAATACAAACACGGCACCAAACATACACAAGGGTTTTACTCAGAGTTTAGTCACGATATTGACTTCCAACAGTTAAGAGCCGATGAGTTAGATAGCATTTTAGATTATATTACACGAAATAATTTAACTAATGTCACTGTACATACATGTGATTATGAAGTTGAAAAGTATTACCCGTATTATAACTCAAAAATGAACTTAGTTACCGATGACTTGTTTTTAAAGACTCAGGAAAATATTCAAGATTTAACTAATCTTGCAAATGACAACTTTACTAAAAAGTTTATGAATTTAAATTGGCGTTACACTAAGCATAGAAATTTAGTTGCTACATATTTGTCTACAATGGATTCAAATGTTAGTTGGTATTTTAAAACTACATTTGATGTGTTAAGTCAAGATTTGCCATTTAAATTAAATGAATGGCATATAAAGCATCCTACACATTTTAGAATACTAAAAGAAAACACCGAATACGTCAATACAAATAGTCCATTGATTGTAGATCAATTTACCAGTGAAGCAGTTTGGGTTAATCATCCACACTTAATGAATCCGTGGCCTAACATGGCAGAATATAAACCGGGTATGACACCTGCGTTATTTAATGGTGTCAGAAATACTTTAGAGCATTATTACTCCGATATCTTTGTCGATGTAATAAATGAAACACGGTTTTTTCAACCAACGGCAAACTTCTCTGAAAAAGTATTTCAAGCAATGCAATATATGAAACCCTTTATTGTAGTTGCGCCACCAAAGACAGTAGAATATATTAAAAGTTTAGGATTTAAAACGTTTGGTGATTTTTGGGATGAATCATATGACGATGAATATGACCATAGTGAAAGATTAGCAAAGATTTTTAAATTGATCGATGGTTTAAATGAATGTTCTATTGATAATTTGAAAAACGTCTATAATAGAATGCTTCCCATATTAGAACATAATACAGCATTGTTCACAGAGAAATTTGCCAACCCTGGTTATAGAATAAAGAGAAATTAATGGAAAAGATAATGTTAATTGCAGGTTGTAGTCATGCTGCCGGATCTGAAATCAATGGACAAGAGGATAGCGTCTATAATAGACAGCAATCATATGGCGCACAACTTGCACGTATTCTAGGTTATAAGCCAGTTAACATTGCATTGAATGGTGCATCAAACAGTTGCATTGCACGTAGTATCTTAAAATGGTTTCAACATAATTATAAGCCAAACCAAATGGAAGTGTTTGTATTAGCATCTTGGACTGAAAGCATCAGATTAGAAGTTGCAAGTAACAGAGGCTTTTGGTATAATGGTAGTAGCAAATCAGCAGACTGGTTTGACGATACAACCAATTCATACTTTAGAATTAACTTTGGCTGGGAAGGCGGAGACCCAGAAGAGAAAGAATTGTTCCCGCGCTATCATAAATTTATGGCAGAGAATGAAACTATGCTAGAGATAATGAGTGCCAATAATGTATTGCAGATTCAATATTTTCTAAAAAGTTTGAATGTTAAATATGTTATGTGCAATGCAATGCATATGTTTACTTTGGGTAGCAAACATGTGCAGGAATATCTTGACTTAATTGACAAACAGTGCTATTATAAACTGAACGGAACTAAGGACGAGGCATTCTTTTGGAAGTATCGCAATTTGGGTTATGAGAACCCTAACGCAAAGTATTGGCATCATGACGAAACACCGCATCGTTTATATGCTGAAGAACTTTACAAATTTATAGAGGAAAACAAATGTTTACATGGATAAAAAGACTTTATAACAAAGTCAAACGTGAAATTCAATACCGCAAACGTATCAAAGAACTTAAAAAACGGGACCCATTCATCTACAAATGAACTACATTGGAATCAGTACTGGCTTTCACGATGCCGCATTAAGCGTTATCGATGACCAGGGTAACATATTATTTGCTGGACACAGTGAACGTTATAACAAAGAAAAGCACACTAAAGATTTGTGCAATGATATTGTTGAGGATGCACTAAAGCACTGCAATAGTAGAGATGTTGAACTTCACTACTATGAACGTCCTTGGATGAAGTTCTTTAGGCAATTGCGTTCAGGAGAAAAGCCTAAACTATCTAGTTTATTCACTAAAGACCTTATTGGTTCAAAATTTGTGCATAAACTACAAGATGGTCGTAATGGTAAGATTCATACTCATAGTCATCACTTAACTCATGCGGCCGCAGGATTTCAAACATCACCCTTTGAACATGCAACAGTTGTTGTGATTGACGCTATTGGTGAGTTGGATACTATCAGTATATGGGATGCAAGTTATGATAAAGAAGGTAAAGCAACATATAAGAAACTTTGGGGGCGTAGATACCCTGACTCGATTGGTCTTTTTTATTCTGCGATGACACAACGAGTGGGCTTACGTCCACTAGATGAAGAATATATCTTAATGGGTATGGCTGCATATGGCAAGCCTATTCATGCTAGTAAGATAGAATATAATGTATTAGCCAATAGAACCACACTTGATTTCAAGTTAAATCTACATACTGGCATTAGCGATGATTTCTTAGCAGGTGCTAATGAAATGGATATTGCCGCTTCTACACAAGCACTTACAGAAACATTGATTACTAATGTTATCGCTAAAGCAAAGTTCTTAGGTTCAAGTCAGAACTTAGTATATGGTGGTGGCGTTGCTCTTAACTGTCTTGCTAATAGATTATTAGGAGATCACTTTAAGAATATTTGGATTATGCCTAATCCGGGTGACGCTGGTAACAGTCTTGGTGCAGCCTGTTTGGGTTATGGTAAGAAAGTTAAGTGGACAGATGCATTCTTAGGATATAACATTGAGGGTGATTATCCCGTTGACGATGTAATTAAAGAGTTGTATACGAATAAGATCGTAGGAGTTGCTAGTGGTCGTGCGGAGTTTGGCCCACGTGCTTTGGGTAATCGATCATTGTTAGCGGATCCTAGAGGATCAGATATTAAGGATAAAGTAAATGAAATTAAGCGAAGACAGAAGTTCCGCCCGTTTGCGCCAATTATTTTGGAGGAACATGCTGATATGTATTTTGACATGCCTCGTGGTTTCGATAACAGTAGGTATATGCAAGTCATCGCTCGTTGTAGGCATCCTCACATATTTCCTGCTATCGTTCACGCTGACTTTACTAGTCGTGTGCAAACTGTACCTAACGACGGATCTGGAATTAGAAAACTCTTAGAACATTGGTACAAAGAAACAGGTTGCCCAATGCTACTAAACACATCACTTAACATTCGTGGAGAACCAATGGTAAACAATCGTGAAGACGCAGACAGATTTGAAAAACTTTATAATGTAACAGTCTGCTCATAAGTAAATGTATGTTGAGAGATGTATTTTACTATGGCAAAAAGCCAAACGTTCACCCCAGAGAAAGACACGCTGAATCACTAATAGATGCCCGTGCCAAGGCTTCTACTAGCCACTTTTGGGTCATTAACGAATTCTGCGATTACAAAAATTTCGATTGGGACTTTGATTTTGAATTCTTACCCGACGAAGACGTATGGGCAGAAGAGCATAACAATGTGTGGCCTAGCCAACATCAAAAAGATAGTGGCACTTGGCTATGCCCAAAAGAACACAGTGACTTAATTATCTATCGTGCAGATGTAAATCCTGTACGTAGAAAAAATGAAAAAACTGACAACTGGGTCGAATTAGATTTAATCGATCAAAGTAAGTTTGACTTCTCATGGCATCCCGATCCTTCTGAACCTGCTTATATCTATAAATGGGGAAATAAGTTTGCACCTGTACAATTAAAAACTGTATTAGAATATCACGTTGAGGGTGCAACTCAAGTCAAGTACATGGACTCTATTGTAGAGTTGCTTCCTGAATTAGATAGATGGGTAGAAGTTCAACCAATTGACAAAGATAAATTTGATATGTCTTGGCGTCCCGATCCAATGGACACCCCGTTCATTTATATTTGGGGTAACAAGTATATCGAAGGCACATTAAAATCTACACTTGAATATCACGCACCTGGCGCAACTGATAAGAAGTACATGCCTAACCCAATTGAAGTTCTCCCTGAATGGGACAAGTGGGAAATATTACACCCTGTACACAAAGATAGTTTTGACTTCTCATGGAGACCTGATCCAAGAGAACCAAATATGAATTATGTATTTGGTCATAGTCAATATGACAGTACTAAGATGCCTACTATCATTTATAAGATGGATGGGGCAACTGATGAAAAGCATATGCCTAGCGTTGCTAAACTATTGCCTCAAGTCTCACGTTTTGAACACTTAGAAGATTGTAATGGCATTGATTACAGTTGGGTTCCTGATCCAACTGCGCCTCCTTATATCTATGCATGGGGCAATCAATGGAACAAGCCAGAAGATAAAATCTCTATTCAGTATGTAGTAGAAGGTGCAACCGAATATCAATACATGACAGAACGTGCTACACGTAAACCATGTAAAGATAACTGGGAAATTCCTACAGACATAGATACTGCTGGATTTGATTTCAGTTGGGAGCCTAGTCCTGCCGACCCACCGTTCATCTATGAGTTTGGCACACAGTGGCAGAAGACAGGTGGTCCTCGTTATGTAGTAGAGGGCGCAACTGAAGTAAAGTATATGGACTTACAACATGTAAGAAAACTGCCATCTACTGATAACTGGGACATACCTTCATATATTGATAAAGATAGTTTTGATTTTAGTTGGCATCCAGATGCCACATCTCCTAAGTATAATTATAACTTTCCTACTCAGTGGGCGTTGTCGGGAGGCCCTACGTATAAAATGGAAGGCGCAACAGAAATAAAGTATGTTGAAGACCAAAAAGCAAAAGCATTACCTAATAAAACAAACTGGGAATACTACCCTGATTTAATTGATGAAGATAGTTTTGACTTCTCATGGCATCCATATGTAGAAGATCAACCTTACATTTATATCTTTGGTACACAGCATCAAAAGACCGGTGGACCAAAGTATATTACCCCTGGCTGTCACAAAAATTCACCGATCAAGTATATTGACACACGTATTATCAAAGCAAAACGTTTGCCTAATCTTAAGAATTGGTATGTAGTCACTGATGCTAAATTATCGTCATTTGATTATAGTTGGCATCCAGATGATACAGAAGAGCCGTACATCTATGCTTTTGGTAATAATCAATATCCGGCAGAAATTATGCCCACTGTTGAATATCGTGTGCAGGGTGCAACGCAGGTTAAGTATGTAAACTCTATTGTTGCTACTCTTGCACCTGACAGGGCAAAATGGAATATTCCCAGTGACATTGATGATACTGGCTTTGATTATTCATGGAGACCCAATCCCAAAGATCCTGCTTATATCTATGAGTTCGGCACTCAGTGGCAGAAGACAGACGGTCCTCGTTATGTAGTAGAGGGCGCAATTGAAGTAAAGTATATGGACTTGCAAAAAGTAAAAAAATTGCCATGCAGTGATAACTGGTCTATACCTTCATATATTGACAAAGATAGTTTTGACTTTAGTTGGCATCCAGATGCCACTGCCCCTGCATATGAGTATGTATTTGCTACACAGTGGGCATTTAGTGGTGGGCCGGTGTATCACATGAAAAATTCAACAGAAATTAAATATGTTGAAGATCAAAAAGCAAAAGCATTGCCCGATAAAACAAATTGGGAATACTATCCTGACTTGATTGACGAAGATAGTTTTGACTTCTCATGGCATCCATATGTAGAAGATCAGCCTTATGTCTATATCTTTGGTACACAACATCAAAAGACAGGTGGCCCAAAGTATATTACTCCTGGTTGTCACAAGAACAGTCCTGTTAAGTATATTGATACACGTATTCTAAAAGCAAAACGTTTAATGAGTCTTGATAACTATACTGTAGTTGGTAACTTAAAAGTATTTGCTTTTGATTATTCATGGCATCCTGATGATACAGAAGAACCTTATATCTATCAGTTTGGTAATCAGTACTATGATGCTGAAACAATGCCTACTGTACAATATAAAGTTCCCAACGCAACACAAGTTAAATATGTCAGTGGGCTAAAAGCAACTCTTGCACCAGATAGAACTAATTGGGTTATTCCCAAGAATGTTGACGCTACTGACTTTGACTTCACATGGAAGCCTAATCCACATGCGCCACCTTATATCTATGAGTTTGGCACACAATGGCAAAAAACAGACGGCCCTCGTTATGTAGTAGAGGGTGCAACAGAGGTAAAGTATCTAGATGGTTCAAAGGCTAAAAGACTTCCTTCAGAAGAAAACTGGACGATTCCTAGTAATATTGATATTACTGGATTTGATTTTTCATGGCATCCAGACAGTACTAGTCCTCCTTACATGTATGTATTTGCTACTCAGTGGGCACTCAGCGGAGGACCTATATACACAGTTCCAGGTGCTACTGAGTTAAAATTTGCAGAAGAACAATCAGCAAAAGCATTACCTGATAGAACTAACTGGGAATATTTCCCTAATGAAATTGATGTAGAAGCATTTGACTTCTCATGGCACCCTTACTTAGAAGATCAGCCATACATTTATCAGTTTGGTACTCAGTGGCAAAAGACAGGTGGACCGCAGTATGTTGCGCCTGGTGCAACTAAAGAGTCACCTATCAAATATATTGACACACGTATTATCAAAGCAAAACGTTTGCCCAACAGAGATAATTGGAAGGCATTAGAAAATTATACAGTAGTAGATTTCGATTACTCATGGCACCCTGATGAAACAGAAGAGCCATATATCTATCAATTTGGTAATCAATATCACTCACCCGAAGTGATGCCTACGATTGAATACAAAGTAAAGAACGCAACTCAAATCAAATACGTGAATAAGCCACTTGCTACTCTTGCGCCCGATATGGACAATTGGGAAGTGCCTAGTGATATTGATGTAACTAAGTTTGACTTCTCATGGAAGCCAAGTCCCAAAGACCCTGCGTATATCTATCAGTTTGGTACTCAATGGGCTAAGACACGTGGCCCGCGTTATGTAGTTCTCGGTGCAAAAGATGTTAAGTATGTTGACATTATCAAAGCACGTGCGTTGCCAAAGAATACTAACTGGGAAGTTCCTGCTAACATTGATGTTAATAACTTTGACTTCTCATGGCATCCCGATGATACTGACCCTGCTTATATCTATCAGTTTGGTACACAGTGGGCATTTACTGGTGGACCTCGTTACACTGTACCCGGTGCAACTGAAGTCAAATATGTTGAAGGTTTAACAGCCAAGTCACTTACTAATATGACTAACTGGGAAATACCAAATGATATCTCAGCAACAGAGTTTGATTTTTCATGGCATCCATATGCGGAAGATGATCCTTTCATCTACCAGTTTGGTACACAACATCAAAAGACAGGTGGGCCGCGATATATAGTACCTGGTGCAACTAAACTCAAGTATGTTGATACACGTGTGTTGAAAGCACGTAAACTTCCTACTAAAAAGAACTGGGATATTCCTACAACAATAGATGTGAGTAAGTTCGACTTCTCATGGCATCCTGATGATACAGCAGGCCCTGTTATCTATCAGTTTGGTACTATCGTAGACCCAATTGACGGACCAAAATACATTACACCAAACAACAACGGAGAAGTTGTAAACTTAGAACGTGTTGAGATCGAAGAAGTTAAGAAAGAAGAGTATGCTCAATATCTAATTGAGACTACACTTGAAGATTTGGTTGATAAACATAAAGACGAAGTATTCTGGGCATTGAACCCTGACTTGAATTATTCAGAGTTTGATTTTAACTGGCGCCCTAGCATTGAACAAGCACATTATGTTCATGCATTTGGTACACGTGACAACATGAATACACAAACGTATTTTGTCAACGGGCCACAATGGTTCAAAGGCAATCGTGAAATTAACTATGTCGAAGATCAAAAAGTTGAGATCAAAGTTAACATTGATATGTTCTATGTTGATAGAGGTAACAAAGAATCCGCTAATAGATTTGAAACGCTTAAAGCAAAATTTGGTAATAGAATTCAAAAGACACGTTACCTAAACTCTTGGGTCGATACAATCACTCGTTGCACTAATCGTGCTACAACTAATTTGGTATGGGTACTAAACTCAGAACTAGACTATACAGGTTTTGACTTTGACTATTACCCTAACCCCTGGCAGATGAAAATGGTAAACGTGTTTGGTACTCAGTGGTCACACTGGGGTACAACATTTATGATTAACCGTGAAACGTTTGCACAAGACACAAAGTATGTTAAAATCATCGAACACTTGAATAATCTAAACTTTGTTAAAGATAATCGTACTAAGGCAACAAAAGCATTACACGATGTATATGTTATCGATCATGGTAATCCTGAAGTAACTTCAGTTGTCGAACAGATTACTCAAAAGGTTGATGAAAAATCTATAACAGTTGTCAAGTACAATAAAAGTTATTTGAACACACTACGTGAGATTATCAATAAACAGCCAGAAAAGAAAGAACATTATCTGTGGCTATGCAGTAGTGTTTGTGACTACAGAGAGTTTGACTTTAGTTATATCTGTGATCCTTTCGCTAAAGATCAACTACATGTATTCCCTAGTGGTAAACAAAAGTTTGGAGACACGTTCTTTATTGATGTAAACAAGACTAGAGAGTTAATTGCAGACATGAAAGTTCTTGAGGACTATCATAAAGTAAACTATAACTCTACACTACGTGCGCAACGTTTGCCAGAGCCAACTATTGTTACTAGTAAAGATACAATGGTTGACGCAGTTACTAGCATTGGTAATTGGCCATATGCTACATTGATTTCAGAAGACAATAACAATATTGAAAAGATTGAAATTGAACCAATGAACTTGTGGGCGCCCGATACTAAAACTATTATCATTACTAGTACCGGCGCAAGTAGAATTGTTGTACCACGTGAAGTTAATGACTATGTAAAGAAAGAGTTGTATGATTATCCTTACATTAAGAAATCTACAAAACTTTCTAAGTCTAACCCAATGGACATTGTATTCTTAAGCAATGGTGAAACTGGCGCAGAAGAAAACTACGAACATCTATTACGAGTTACTAAAGGACTTAAAAACAGAGTAGTTAGAGTTGATGGCGTAAATGGTCGTGTAGCAGCCTATCATGCTGCCGCAGAAGCAAGCAACACTCCTTGGATGTTCACGGTGTTTGCTAAGTTAAAGGTCAGTCCTAAATTCGATTGGAACTGGCAACCAGATCGTATGCAGATTTCAAAGCACTATATCTTTCAAGCAAAGAATCCAGTGAATGGTTTGATTTATGGTCACCAAGCAATGATTGCCTACAATAAGAAATTAACTCTTGCCAATGAAGGTAAAGGCTTAGACTTTACCCTTGACGATGAACACGAAGTAGTAGAACTATTATCGGGTACAGCGATGTACAACACGGATCCTTTCTCAACATGGCGCACAGCCTTCCGTGAAGTACTGAAACTAAAAGCCGAAGATAGTGATATTGCTCGGGAGCGCCTTGATGCATGGATGAACAAAGCCGATGGGGACTTTGCACAATTCAGCATCAAGGGCGCTGTTGATGCTGACGAGTTCTATGAAGAAGTCAATGGTGATTTTAATCAGTTGAAACTTTCATACGAGTGGGCGTGGTTGCGCAAAAGATTCGAAGAATTGTAACCATAACACTTGCTTTATGGAACAAAGGCAAGTATAATAGTATATGGCTAATCAGAACATCATACAGTATTTCCAAACTCATTGCGATGCTAAGGGTATCCCATGCATTAGTAATGAGAAGTGGAAGGTGTTCATTACTCAATACACTATCAGTGAAATCAAAGAAGCACTAGCAGAGTATATCACTAGCAACAACATTCCTTTTCCTATTAAAGATATTCCCACAACTGATATGGAAGAAAACTTCCTACGTTTGTGTAGAACATCAATGATGGGCGAGTACAAAGACTTTGATACTGTACAAGAAAAGTTTGTTTACAAATATACATATGACGCAAATCCATTAGGAGTCATTGATAAAGGTCACGTTTACAACAAGTGCGCTGATTACTTTCAACAAGAAAATCGCATGAAGTGCGGCAGTACACAGGTCGATAGTCCCTGGGATATTTGGAATACTAAGTCAAAGTTATCAAAGATGAATTGGCATTTTTGGCGTAGTGGCACATTAGGCAACAGTGATATTGGCCCCGCTACGTTTCGTAGTGCATTTCGTTTAGGAACATATACTGCCACACAGTTTAAGCCTAGTGTAGCAAAAGCATTGTATGAAAAGCATCAGGCTATGAACGTACTTGATACAAGTTGTGGATGGGGAGATAGACTTGCTGGTTTCTATGCTACACCCAACACACGAATTTATGTAGGGTGTGATCCTAATCCTGATACGTTTGCCGTATATAAACAGCAATGTATTGAGTATGAACGTTTATTAGGTGGTAAAGCCGTTATCGTAGAGGATGTCAACTATTTTAGTTGTACAGGCGTTAAACATGTAGAGATATGGAATCTACCTAGTGAAGACGTTGATTGGAAGTTGTATGAGAATACGTTTGACTTTTACTTTACATCACCT